GTACCACAGCGCCCGCTTCCACTCCTGCACCGTCGCCGGCCTGTCCTGCTACACCGGCGGGGCGACGAGCGCCATCGGCACGTCGGAGTTCTTTCCGGGGTTCATCATCGATCGCCTGGGGTTGCCTGGCGCTTTCCGCTCGCTGGGCGTGGCGCCGCTCCTGTACGGCGATTACGGCGTCAGCGAGCCGGCCAACGGGCCGGTGCTGACCGCTACGCTGTCGGTCGGCGTCATGCACGCCTCGGCGTCGGGCGGGACGTACGTGGCCTACTCCACCGGGACCTGGATGGTGCAGCAACCCCTGTGGCGCCAGACCACGTCGACGTCGACCAGCTCCGCCTACTTCACAGCGGTGCAGCGGGACGTCGGCAATACGTCCGAGATCGGGACTGGCGGCCTGACGTCCACGTCCACGTCCACGTCGGCGGGGACATCGGTGGTGGCCGGCACGTCGTCCACCTCGTTCGTCTACTACGCCGGCCCGCTCGCGGACTTCCCGATCGACGGGGCGAAGCGGTTCATCAAGGTCGTGATCCGGCCGCAGTTTGAGACCACTGGCTGCGCCACGGGCAGCTTCGCGCTCTCGGCCGTGGGCATCTTCGGCGAGGCGGACCTGTCGCAGCCCCGGCAGCCGACCAAGCGCATCCTCGTCACCAGCGGGTGCGCCTCGTAGCGACTCCGATGCAGTGGGAGACGACGCCCCTGGTGGAAGTGGAAGTCCTCACCCGCGTGCACTCGCACGGTGGCGGGGCGGTGAATGCCGGCGAACGGGCCGGGTTCACCGCCGCCGACGCTGCCGATCTGGTCGCGCGCGGGATTGCCCGATACGTCGAGAAGGCGCCCGACACGGCGCCGTCCGACCGCATGCAGAAGGCGGCGCCAGTCAAGAAGGGAGTCTGACGCTCGCCGCTATGCTGACCCTGCACACCTCAAATGGAGGGCCACACGCCAATGTCCAGTAACGTCACCGCCGCGCAGGTCGCGCCCGGAGTCGAGGGCGTCAACCTCACCGATCCGGTCAACGCCACGCTCGAGATCGTCGACGCCGACGCTGGGTTAATCCGCCCGGCCCACGGCACCGCTTGGCGCAAGAAGTTCGCCATCTGCGGGTTCGCCCAGTCGTCCCGTATGCTCGCCCCGTTCGCCGATCCGGCCTACTACGTCATCGGGCTCAACCAGCTCTACCGGCACATTCCACGCGCCGACATGTGGTTCGACATCCACCGCAACTGGCGCGAGGACAACGTGCCTGGGACGGACCATGTGAAGTGGCTGGCCGAGTGCGGCATGCCGATCTTCATGGTGGAGCGGATGCCGGAGCTGCCGACGTCCGTGCGCTACCCGATCGAGCGCGTGATCGAGAACGTCGTGGGGATGGACTACGAGACGTCGACGGTAGCGTTCATGACGGCGTGGGCGATCGACGTGATTGACCAGCAAGTGGAGGCCGAGGTCGCGGCGGCCAGCAACGGGCACGCGCACGCCGACGAGGCGATGAACGTCGGCAAGGCGAAGCAGTGGATCCATGACCGCTACGCCGAGCGCGAGATCAGCCTCTGGGGCATCGACCTGATCGTGGGGACGGAGTACGACTACCAGAAGGCGTGTGTGGAATACATGCTCGGGCTCGCGCACGCGCGCGGGATCGTCGTCCGCTTGCCGCCCATGTCGGCCCTGCTCAAGCAGCCTTGGCGGTACGGCTACGAGGCCGAGCCGGTCCAGCACCCGATCAAGCAGTCCGAGCTGTTCAAGCGCGGCCAGGCGCTGACCAGCGAGAAGAACACCCTGCTCGCGCGCCTGCAGACGATTGACGGAGCGCTGCAGGAGCTGTCCTACTGGCATGACATCGCCACGCTCCGAAATCGGGGTGGGCATGTCCGGCCAAACGAGGCGACGTCCTCGTAGGAGGGCACCCATGCCGTCACTCGGGACCTCGCCCAACTTCTACTCCACCGGGCACGTCATGACCACGTGCGGCGCGGACGTGAACGCGACGCAGGCCGAGACGCTGACCTTCGGGTTCGTGGCGCGTAGCCTGCGTATCGTCAACACGTGCGGCGACCCGCTGTACTTCAGCCTGGATCCCAACACCACGGCGTCCACCGGATCAGCGACCATCGCGGCCAGCGGCGGAGCGTTCCAGACCGAGGACTCGCTGTCCATCGAGACCTTGACCCTCAAGACCACCTCGACGTCGACCGCTGGCGGCGTGCCACTTGCCCGGCCCAAGGTCTCCGTCATGGCGTGGAGCGACTAGCGGTGCTGACGGCCGGCTCGCTCTACTCTGGCGTGGGTGCCGGCGATCTGGGCGTCGAGCGCGCCGGCGGCCGCCTGCGGTGGCAGGTGGAACGCGATGAGTGGCGACGCGCGATCCTGGCCGACCACTTTCCGACCGCGCGGCGGTACGTGGACGTGACCGCGCTGCCCGATGATCTCGAGCCGGTGGACCTGCTCTACGCCGACCCGCCATCGGCGGACCCGCAGTGGATGCCGCCAATCTGGGCGGTGGTGGATCGGCTGCGGCCAGCGGCCCTGCTGTTCAACTCCGGGGGCCGCTGCGCCACGGACCTGAGCGTGCACCTGGAAACCTACGGGTACTCCGGCATCGGGCTCGCAGTCACGGTGACGGCGCGCCGGCCGGACACGGACCTGACACGGTACCGCACTGTCACGCTGGCGCTGCGTGACAGTGCGGCCGAGGTGCTCCTGCCCCTGCTAGACCAGGAGGGGTCGCAGTCGATCGAGGACGAGTCGACCGAGCAGGCGCGGTCGATCCCGGAGATGGTGGAGCACGTGCTGGGGTTGCCGCGCGGGTGGACGTGCCTGTGCCGGCCGTTCGCCCCGGACGCGTGCGAGGAGCAGACGGACCGGCTGGTGGCGCTCAGTCAGTGTTGCCCGCCGTCGGTGGCGCGCTGGTCGGCGTCGGCGCTGGTCGAGCGGCTGAGCGCGGTGGCGGCATGACGCTAGCCAGCAGCGTACTCCGCCAGTTTGATCAACTCGGGACGGCGCCGGAACCAGTGCACGGTATAGCCACAGTCGCAGGTGTACATCCAGACAGCCGGGTTCGCGGGATGCTGGCGCTCGGAGATGTAGCGGTGGCGATGGCGAGGCGGCTGCGGTGTTGGCTCGGGTTCTGGCTCCAAGCCAAGGCGGCCGCGCAGCCGGTTCTCCATCGCGCGGAATTCCTTCCCGTGGCGCAGAGCATGACCGGCGCGCATGTGGATGAACTCGTGCAGCAGCACGTCGACCGGCCCGCCGTCCTTCTTGTTACGGTCGCCCCAACTCAGCAGCACGCGACGCTCGCGATAGATCGTCAGTCCGGATGCGCCGCGCATGAAACCGACCCACTGGACGCGCCAGCCCTTCGGCCAGGGCTCAAGCGGGAACAGCGTGGCCCAGACCTCTTTGGCCTGCGGCGTCGGGTTGTTCGGTGGTTGCCAACGTCGTCGTCGCTTCATTGTCCACCTCCTAGCTATCAGTATACCATAGGTATAGCCGCCTGTCTAGTGGCCTGTTTTGCTGGGGTTTTGGCGTGTTAGACGTCCTGGTGGCCAGCACAGACCCCGACTTCGCCACCACGGGCGACGTCCTGTTGCTGACCTACGGCAGCACCACCACGGACACCGTGGAGTCGACCCAGATGATCGACCATCTGGGGCGGCTGGTGCGGCGCGCCTCGGCGTGGGCGCAGTCCTTCGTCGGCGTACCAGGCCCTGTCGCCACGTACCGCGAGACGGTGGCCGGATTCGGCGATCCGTACCTGCGGCTGACCGCGACGCCGATCCGGGCCGTTCTGGCCGTCTACGACGCCACCGATACCGGGCAGGCGACCGACATAACCGCCGACGTGCGGCTCGCGAACCGAGATGCCGGTCTCCTCGCCCGGAACCAAGGGTTCCCCTGGTCCATCGTGCAGCGGTCGATCGGCGGAGACTTCTCGCTGGGGCTGACGGGGGCGCTGATCCCCAACACGGAGGCGGCGCCGTGGCTGGTCGACTACGTGGCCGGCTACGTGCCGTTGGGGGGCCTGTCGACCGACTCGCTCAACTACAGCACGGGCCTCGGGGGTTCAACGTCGACCGGCAGCACGATCCCCGAAGAAGTGCGGCACGGCGTGGCGCTGCGCACGCTCGAGGTGTCGGTCAATCCAACCGGGGTGCTGAGCCGGCGCGTCGCGGACCTGTCGGTACAGTACGCGACGGCGGGGCCCGCTAGCAGCGGCAGCGGCGCCGAGGCCTGGCTCCAACCGTTCGCGGCGCGGGTGGCCTGATGCTGCCGGAACTGGTCGGCATGTGCCGAGACTACGTAACGATCGCGCCGCGCCTCGGCCTCGACGCGTTCGGTGAGCCGTACTTTGGCGAGGCGCGCCGGTTTCGCTGCCGGATCAGTGGCCAGAAGCGCGTGCTGGTGAACATGCAGGGTGATCAAGTGCTCTCCGCGCAGCGCGTGCATCTGGTCGCTGCGCCGGCGGTCTCGGAGCACGACCTGATGACGCTCTCGACGCAGGACGCCGGGTCGACGGAGACTTCCGCGATCCATCCACGCATCGCGGCCGTCACGCGGGTCAAGGACGACCTGGGCCGCCCGCACGTGGTGCTGGATCTCAACCCGTGGAGCCGGAGCGGCTAGTGGCCAACGTGCGCTGGACCGTCAGTGGCGGGACCGCACTGAAGCGCGCCATCGAGGCGCTGGGTGAGCGCGGCCAGCAGGCCGGTGCGGCGGCGCTCTATCGCGAGGCCAACCGGATCATGACGGAGTCCAAGGAGAACTACGTGCCGGTGGCCGACGACACGCTGCGAGGGTCCGGGTTCGTGGAGTTGCCGGAGATCGCGGGCGACAATGTCGAGGTGACGATGGGGTACGGCGGCGCGGCATCCGCCTACGCGCTAGCCGTCCATGAGCACCTGTCGGAGCACTCGCCCCAGTCCTGGGAGAAGGCCGAGTCCGCCGGGCGCCCGGTCCAGTTTCACCCCACGGGGCACGGCCCGAAGTACCTCGAGATCCCGGTCATCGCGGCCCAAGAGGGCTTCGACACGCGCATCGCGGCGGATGTCAAGCCGGTGATCGAAACCGTATGAGCACGCTGACGGACTTCGCCACGGTGCTCTCATCCGGCGGCATCACCACGCCGGTGTTCAAGGGCACGATGCCGTCGACGCCGGACGACCTGATCGGGCTGTTCGACTACAGCGCGGGCCCGCCGGTGCGCGGCATGTCCGACCAACCCGGTCGGGCCCTGGCCGTACAGCCGTACGTACAGCTTGTGGTACGCGACACGCGCCCAGACGACGCGGAGAAGACGGCGCGCGACTGCATGCGGCTGCTCGACGGGCGCGGCGGCATTATTAACGGCGTCCACTACGGCGGCATCTTTGCGATGCAGTCGCCCTTCTACTTCCGACTCGACGAGGCCGGGCGGGTGAACTACGCCTGCAACTTCAGAGTCGTTAAGGCGAACGCGAGTTCCTCATGAGAGGTGACGTATGGCCACAGTGACCTTCCGGGATGTCCGGATCTTCTTCGGCGGCTACGAGATCACGGGCCAGATGAACGAGGCCGCGATGTCGATGGAGGCCGATGCGCTCGACGAGACCGTGTTCGGCCGCACGTCGCGCAGCTTCAAGGGCGGCATCCGGACGGAGAACGCCAACGCTAAGGGCTTCTACTACGCCGGTGCGGTCGACTCGCCGGACCCGGCGATCTTCGACCTGATGGGCGTGTCGGACGTCCCCATCGTGATCTTCCCCGAGGACATCACGGTGGGCAGCACGTCGTCCGGGTACGGCTACGCGATGTTGTCCGTCGAGACGAAGTTCTCCATCGGCGGCAAGGTCGGCGAGCTGCTGCCGTTCGACTTCGAGGCTAAGGGCCGGGGGCAGAAGCCATGATCATCGTCACGCCACTCGTCAACGCCACCGTCACGGCCGTCGCCACCACGTGCGGCGTTGGGACGATCGCGGACCTGGGCGCGCTGGAGAGCGGGCAGAAGCTCTATGCCGGCTTCCACGTCCTGACGACGTTCGCCGGCGCCAACACGATCCAGTTCAGCATCTACTCCGCGTCCTCGAGCGGTGCCGGGTTTACCGCCGCCGAGACGCTGCGCTTCCAGTCCACCGCCGCCGCGTGCCGGTACTACGAGTGGGAGACGCCCCTCGCCACGGCGTTCGGGACGTGCCAACGCTTTTACCGCGCGCAATGGGCGACCAGTTGCGCGGCCACCAAAAAGGCCCTGGTCTGGATCAGCCGCAACTGCGTCGATCCGAGTTAGGAGGACACCGTGCCAACGATCACCTACAAGAACGCAATGCTCGTGGTCAACAACGTCGACCTCTCGGGGAACATCGGGAGCCTATCGCTCTCGTACGAGGCGGAGTCGCTTGACGAGACGGCGATGGGCCTGACGTCCCGCAAGTTCAAGGGCGGGTTGAAAGTGCACAGAGTCGAAGCGTTGTTCTTTCAGAAGTTCTCGTGCGTGGACGCGACGCTGTTCGGCCTGGTCGGGTGCCAGACGTCGGTGGAGATCCGCGCCTGCAATG